GTAGCTGATATAGTTTTAAGTGATATGCGGCTTAATATAAAGCGCGCATTATACAATGATATGTTAGGAAATCCAGACAGAACTCCTGCATCTGCTACAGAAGTCGCTGAACGTATGGCAGATTTGTCACGCAGGATAGGATCAGCGTTTGGTAGACTGCAAGCGGAGCTTGTTCAACCAGTATTGCAAAGAGTTATACATATTTTAAAGAAACAAGGGCGTATAGAGATGCCAACTGTTAATGGTAGAGAGGTTAAAATAAGATCTTCTTCTCCATTAGCACAAGCACAATCAAATCAAGATATTACTTCTGTCTCAAGGTTTCTCGAATTAGTTAATGCTTATTTCGGACCTGAAACAACAAACGTCTTAATTAACTCAGAAGAGACAGCTATTCATCTTGCAAAAAAATTTGGTGTACCTGACACCTTGATTCGTGACGCAGAAGAGCGTAAAGAGATAGTTGCAATGATGCAGCAAATGCAACAGATGCAACAACAGGAACAAATAGCAGGACCACCTATTGCCGCAGAATAGTCATATTGGTTTAGACGGAATAGCAAGAAAGAAAACGGAAGAAGATAGAATTAGCCTTAATTTTGGCTCTTTGTTTTCTGAACCTACTGGTCAAGAAATCCTTAAATACTTGCGTAGTGTTACAATTGAAATGGTAAGTGGCCCTAATATAAGCACCGATGAACTGCGTCATTTAGAAGGGCAACGGTATCTTGTTGGTTTAATAGAACGTCATATTCAAAGATCACATAAGGTAAAAAACAATGAATGAAGAAGTGCAACAAACAGAAACAACCAATGAACTGCCACCACAAGATCAAAGGGATTTTGTTGTTGCAGAAGATTTAGAGCCAAAAACAGATGAACGTCCTGAATGGCTTCCTGAAAAATACAATACTGGTGAAGATTTAGCTAAAGCATATAAGCAACTAGAATCAAAGCTTGGGTCAAAGGATGATGATATTCGTGCAGAAGTACTCAAACAAATTGAAGAAGAGTCATTCAAGGACCGTCCAGATAGTGCAGGAGATTATCAACTTCCTGATTTTATTGATGATGATACTGTTTTTAATGATGAAGTTCTTAAGTGGTGGGCGGATCATTCTTTTACATATGGATTTAGTCAGGAAGAATTTTCAGAAGGACTAGAAAAAATAATTAATTCTGCAATGGATTCTGCTATAAACCCTGAGCAAGAAATGGAAAAGCTTGGTGACAATGCAAATGCAAGAGTTGAAGCTGCTGCATTATTTTCACAAAAGTTTTTTGGAGAAAAACATATGCCTTCAATTGAGAGGCTTGCTGAAACTTCTGAGGGTGTAGAAGTAATTGAATTTATTATGGAACAACTACAATCAACACCATTAGGTTCTGATGCAACACCATCTGCTCAAATTACTCAAGAAGGTTTAAGAGAAATGATGGAAGATGAAAAATATTGGAATCCTGCAAAACGTAATGATGATTATGTTAAGCAAGTTCAGGAGGGTTATAAAAAACTTTATAATCAATAAAAACAAATTGTGCGTTGCAATTTAAATAAATTTATTGTTTAGAATGGGTCATTACGACCCATATCGCATTGATCGGCCCTTTTGGATACCCGAGTTGATATGTAAGAGTGGATACTCGTAGCAATCGGAAACTCAATAAAGGACTGTAAAAATGGCTAATACAATAGACCAAGCCTTCATCAAGCAGTTTGAAACAGAAGTACACATGGCATATCAGCGTATGGGTTCCAAGCTACGGAATACTATTCGCTCTACAAATGTTTCTGGGTCAACTGCTAGATTTCAAAAAATAGGAGCAGGTGCTGCTTCTACTAAAACTAGAAACGGTGATGTGACCACAATGGAATTGGCGCACACTAATGTTGAAGCAACAATGACAGATCATTATGCTGCTGAACTAATCGACAAACTTGACGAGTTGAAAATAAATATCAATGAACGTCAAGCTGTTGCTCAATCTGCGGCAGGTGCTCTTGGACGTAAAACTGACGAGCTTATTATTACTGCAATGGATGCAGGTGCTAACTCTACTCAGATTGCGGATACAAGTGGCGCATTAGCAAAAGCTGATCTACTTACATTGTTCCAAACATTTGGTGCTGCGGATATTCCAGAGGACGGGCAGCGTTATATCGCAATGTCTCCTGCAGGATTTGCTGACTTGTTTAACATTAACGAGTTTGCATCATCTGATTTTGTTGGACCGCAAAACTTACCATTTGCAGGTGGTATGACAATGAAGGAGTTCTTGGGCTTCAAGATCTTTTCAACGTCTGCTGTAGCAGGAGGTAAAAACTTTGCTTACCATACAAGTGCTATGGGTATTGGTATCAACTCAGATGTATCAACAGAAGTTAATTATGTGCCTATGAAAGTAGCACACCTAGCTACATCTATGATGTCAATGGGTGCTGTTGCTATAGACGCTAATGGTATCTACGAAGTTCTAGATAACAACTAATTCAGGTGGGGGTGAAAGCCCCCATTTGTTCACATAGTTCATAGGGTTCACAATGGCACTTAGTACTCCTGCAAACAGCGCGATAGACATATGTAGCCGAGCATTAATATTAATTGGTGCAGAACCAATTACATCTTTTGACGATGATACAACAGAAGCCCTTATTGCAGGGAATATGTATGAAGATATTGCTCGTACTAATTTAACATCTACACGATGGAGGTTTGCATCTAACCAAGCTGTATTGAATAGATTGAGTGATGCGCCTACTGGAAGATTTAACGCTGCATATCAATTACCAGATAATCTTTTTGTTCATGCAGTTACAGTAAATGACTTAGCAATTGAGTATAATATTTATGGCAGCAAGATATTCTGTGATGCCTCTGTTAATGATATACTTATTGCAGACTTTACATATAGGGCTGACGAAGTAGATTGGCCTTCTTACTTTTCTGTTTGTGTTGAATATGCAATGGCTCAAGTCTTTGCTACTGCATTGGCTAGAGATCAAAGCCTAGCCAATATGATGCAAACACAATACTTAATGTTGTTGGCTAAAGCTAGATCAACTGACTCTCAACAGCAAACCACACGAAAAGTTACAACATCGAGGTTTATTACAAATAGGCGTAGTTAATGCAAAAAGCACGAATACCAATTACAAACTTTCAGTATGGTGAGATAAGTCCGTCTTTAGTTTCAAGGACGGATTCGCCTATTTATAACTCGTCTGCACAATCAGTTAAAAACTTTTTTATACGAACAGAAGGTGGTGTAGCAAAACGTGGTGGTTTTCAAGCACTACACGATTTTACATCTATTGTTGAGAATACTTCTATAAGACAGCAAATAAGGCTTATACCTTTTATATTCTCAGATGATGAAGAATATCTTATCGCATTTACTAATCAGAAATGTGAAATCTTTTTTATAAATCCGGTGACAGGTGCATTAACTTTAGCAACTACTCTAACGCAAGATATAGATGGTAATGCTCTACAATGGGATCATAACTATTTGCATGAAATGACATATGCACAAGGTGGTGACATTCTTTTTCTTTGTCATAACACTTTTATGTGTCAACAGATTATAAGAACTGGATTAAATAGTTTTCAAGTAGAGCAATTTAATTTTCAACTGCAAGCAGGAGGGGCAAAGATTTTTCAGCCCTACTATCATTTTCACCCTACTGGCGTTACTCTTGATCCCTCTGCAACAACAGGAAACTCTATTACAGTAACTACAAGTGCAGCCTATTTTGATACAACAGGCAGTCAAACAAATGGGAACTATCTGGACTCTAAGCATGTTGGAATAACATTATTATATCATGATTCAGAAATATACATTACTTCTGTTCAGTCTAATACTCAGGCAACAGGAAGAGTTATAGATGAACTATCTGTCGAGCTTGATCCCAGTGCCATAAGAACAACAGACGGTTCAAGTAATCTTGAGATAACGCATATTAATCACGGCATGACTCAAGGCGATACTATTGAGATACGCAAAGCAACATCTGTTGGTGGTATTAATCAAGGCCAAATAAACGGTTCAAGAACTATTGGAACTGTCATTGATGAAAATAGGTATCTTGTTGCGGCAGGAGCAGCAGCAAATACATCTGAGGATGGTGGTGGATTTATAGAAATTGTAACTCATTCTCCAACAACTGAATGGATGGAACAATCATATTCACAGTTACGTGGTTATCCTGCGGCTGTAGGCTTTCACGAAAACAGGTTATGGTTTGGTGGTACTCTTGCACAACCTGATACTGTATGGGCAAGTAAGTCTGGTTTATATTATAACTTTGATATTGGCGAAGCTAGAGACGATGATGGGCTTGAACTGGTTATGAGTATTGGAGAGGTGGCTACTATACGTCACTTTGTTTCTAATAGAGATATACATATCTTCACGGCAGGATCAGAGTTTTTTATTCCTACGTTTCAAAACCAACCAATAACTCCAACTAACGCAAGAGTAAAAAGACAAACTGCTTTTGGCTCAAGCTTTGTAAGACCACAACCATTCTATGGCGCAACAATCTTTGGGCAGATTGGTGGTAAGATGATACGTCAGTTTGTATTTGATGATAGTCAACAAGCTTATAAAGCTGATCCTATATCATTGCTTTCCTCTCATTTAATAAGTGATCCTGTTCAAATGTGTGTGATTAGTGGCGCGGTAAACACAGCCGAGTCATTTGTTTTTGCTCAGAACTTTACTGGTGAGATAGCTGTTTATAATCTAAACAGAGTTGAGGGTGTTGCAGGATGGACAAGGTTTGAAACAAACGGCTCTTTTCATTCTGTTACTGCTATTGGTAACAGGGTTTTTGCTATCATTAAAACCAATCTTGGATCAGGTACAAACAGTTTTGTATTATCTGAGCTAAATCAAAACGTCAGTTTAGATCTAGGAAATCTATATACTGGAACGGCAGGAGTCTTTACAGTATCTAATTATTTTGAAGATGGTGCTCAGGTCGACGTAATTAGCGCTACGGACTACTTAGGGAAGTTTACAGTGTCAGGTGGTCAGATTGACGTTTCGGCTGTAGACAGCTCTCTCACAAGCTGTCAGGTAGGTTTTGGTTTTGATGTAGAGTTAAAAACGAATCCGATAGATGTAAGCACAGGGGTTGGGCCAGAAACAGGACAGCCAAGAACTTTATCTAGAGTTATTCTTGATTTATCAGAAACGCTTTCTGTTTCAGTAAACAATAAAAAACTAATTATTAGAAAAGTTAATAATGATTTTAGTCAGCCAAGACAGGCTGTAACTGGTAAGAAAGAGTTCTATCTTTTGGGTTATAATAAAGACCCACAGGTGACAGTTACACAAACTGCACCTATGTTTATTCAAGTTAATGGTTTAGTTGCAGAGGTTTCTTTCTAATGAGTTTGTTAGGTATTCTAGGAACAGTAATAAGTGTAAAGGGTGCATTAGATCAAAGATCTGCGGAAAGAAAAGCTGCGGCAGACAAGGCTGCCGTTGGCAAGCTTGAAGCAAGACAGTTTGTAAATGAATTGTTTCTAGCAAAAGCTCAAGGAATTGATGCAATAAGCAGAATATTAGAGGATGCTAAAAATGCAGAATCTCAAAATATAGCTGCTTTTAGTGCAATGGGTAGAGAAGATAGGTCTGTCAAAGCAATATTAAAAGCAAACAATCAGGCTGTTGGTGAAGATGTTGCGAACATTGAAAGACAAACAGAACTTGTTGCAGCAAAATATGCAACACAAGCGGCTGTTGCTTACAAGTATGGACAGAATGCTTCGGCAGGAATGAGAGCAACTTCTAATGCAAACTTCTTAGGCAATATGTATAAGATTGCTACTAATTTACCTCCGTCTGTTTCAGATGGTTTGAAGAACGTGTTTAAGGCTTAGTGAGGTTATCATGCCAATCATACGGATGAAGAGACAAGCAAAAGGTCTTGGGCCAATAGGAACAGTAAATTTAAATACTGGTGGCGCAGAAAAGTATGGAAGGATAGCCAACGCAGCAAACCAAATGGTTGAAGTTGCTGTCAAAGAAATGGCAAGGGCTTCAGTATCAGAAGTAGAAGATAAAGCCGCAGCATTATCCTCAACAGAAATCAAAGCAATAAACCCCTTAACTGGTGAGCCAGAAGCTTTAAACGAACTTAATGCTAATAACTTTGTTGGCAGAACCGCAGGAGAAGCGTATCAAAGATTAGTTACTGATAGATTCCAACAAGAAATCTCCACCGATATAAAACTTAAAGCTAATGAGCTTGCCCTTAAATATCAGGATGACCCTAATAATATTGCTTTAGTTTCTAATGCGTTAGGTGAATATACAAAAAGTCTTGCTTTTGGATCAGAAGAAAACGGCAAGCCTACATTATTTACAAACTTTATTGAAAGCCAATCTGCAATGGAAATGGCTCAAACAGAAATAAGTTTGCGAAACTTTAATGCTGCGAGAGAAAAAACAAAGCTTAAAGAAGGTTTAGAAAATAGTTTAAATGATGATTTAATAACTGCCTTTAATGCAGGAAAAACTTTTTCTGATACAGAAGAAGGTAGTCGATTTGGAAATACATCAGATGATTTTGACCCTTGGCTTGAAGCTAGGGTAGCTAAAGTTGTCGATGCAGAAGAAACAAATCTTTTGGGTCAAGGCAAAAGTCGTGAACATAATATTCTTTTGCGAACTGCATATGCAACAGGCAAAGTAAATTCTGTTATAGAAAAACTTGCAGGAAATGACATCCAACGGAAAAAGTTTTTACTTGCTATAAAAACACAAGGCGGATTTACTGATGGTTTATCAGAAACATTAAAGCCATCTTTAGAAAATATTCTAAAATATACTGATGATAATAATGTTGAAAAGATTGCTGCGTTTACAAAAGATTTGTCTAATGCTTTCTTAAGTGCAGAAACAGCAGAAGCATCTGAACTCGCAACAATTCAGGCTGAAGAAACTAAAAAATTAGCAATACAAGAAAAACAAGATTTTAATGTTTTTGCATCAGGCAATGCTAATCAGGGAATATTAGATTCATCATTGTTGTATAATAATTTGTTAGAAGCTGTTCAAGCATTTGATGGTGATAGTGCGATTCCATTACAGGCTGCTTTAATTACAGCAACAAATTTAATAAATAATCAGGAAAGAACTCTTCAAGATTATATTAGAAATGCTAATGTTAATCTTAAAGAAGGTCAAGAAGGTCAGTTAAGATCAGAATATAGAGAAAAGATTTTAGAAACTTTTTTAATACTCGGTGCAGAACAGGGTAATCCAGATGAATTTTTAACTGGTCTTGCTCGACGCGGTAGAGGTTTAGATGAACTCCCACTAACTGATTTTCAAAAATCTCTTATAGGTAATTTAGTAAGTAAAAGAATTTTCCAAGA